TTTTACTATTAATTTAACTATTACAATATACTAAAAATCCCATAAAAGTAAAGATGTATTTTATTTTTTTTTGACTGATTAAATTACAACATTACAAAACTACTAACAAAATCTACTAACGACAACTTTTTTTACAATTTATTTTATATAAAACAGAAAAACAAGCTTATAAGCTTGTTTTCCAATGTATTAGTATGTTTATTTTTTTTTAAAATGTATCTTCTTCGTAGTCTGTATCAAAGCTATCTTCAACATTTGATTCAGAATAACTATCATCAACATCTTTTTGTGTTAATACATATTCTTCTGGTTTATCTGATTCGGCACCAGTATCGTATCTGTCTCCTTTTTCAGCCCAAAAATCACTTAATTTTACACTGTAAGGAAATGAATCTAATGAACGCATTTCTAATTTTTCTTTAGGTGTTGGATTTCTTCTTTCGATTTCTTTTTCTAAACCTTCAATTTTATCAGATATAGCACTCATTGATGATAATTGATTTTCTAATTTATCAACCATACCCATTAATTGGTCTATTTTAGAGTTTGCTGAATCAGCTGATTGTTTTGCTGCCTCTGAACCTTTAACTAATTCTGTAACATCTAATTCAACTTCATCTTCAGCTGGTGCTGTTGCACTAGCGTCATCAACTGGCATTTCAGCATTTGCATCATCTGCTGGTGCTTCTGGTGTATCGGTTTTAGCTTCAATATCAGCAGTTATATCTTCAACATCAGAATCAACATTATCTTCATCTGGTACATTTGCTTCATCTTCTTCAGCTTCAGCCATACCTAAAATAACATTTGGTTCTAGTGCTCTATCATCTTCCATTGCTACGATTGGAAAATTTTCAGATATTGGTTTTCTATCATCGTAATAATTATAATCAGTAAGTGACTTAAATCTTTTAAGTTCTTCACTTAATAATACTTTATTTATTTTTTTACTTTTCATTTTAGTTGGTTAATTAACTGTAAAATATTGTAATATTAAAATAATAATTGTCTTCCGTCTTCAGTTATTATTTTTTTGTTGATTCTCTCAACTAAACTTTTATCGTTTTTAATGATGCAACCTTCATCGTTACATTCCATGTTTTTATTTTCAGTAGTTAAAAACTCATCAAGTTTATTTTCCAAATTTTGTTTTTTATTATTGTCTTCCATAACTATTGTTTTAAATTTTAATTATCTATTCGTATATAAATATCTAATAATCTTATAAAATTCGCTTAATATCGGTTATTACTAAATTATTATTCCTAATTAACAATAATTTATCCTGATATAACGACCAATCTATTTTTACACTCTTATAGTTAATGTTCCCAACGTTTTCAGTATTATAAGTTTCTATTAACTTATTTAAACCATTAATACTATAAATAGCATTACCTTTTTTATGTATTAATGTTGCATTCGGAAATATTTCTTTGAAGTTTACTCTTTCACCAAATTTAATTAAAAATTTAAAAGTGACCATGTATCTCGATTCATCATCTGTTTCATAAATAAAAACAGTGTTTTTAGGTATAGAAAAATCAGACTCTAAATAATTTATAAACCAATCCAACCTACCCTTAAAAATAAAAGATGCTAATAATACTGTTTTATCCATGCTCTATAGAATACAAAAAAGGGATATACTTGACTTCGTTATTTAACATGTCAATTACATCCTTGTATTCTATAAGTATTTCTTTATTATCCAAAAATACTGAACAATATGATTTTATTTTACATAATACATCATCTGTATTATAGTCCATATATTTTAATAAGGTTAAATCAATACCATATATGGTTTTTTCAACGAAAATGTATAGCATTTTATTGTATAAATACCCAACAACATTTTCAGATTTTTTAATAAATCTAAATGTATTTTTTAATTCAATTTCATTTAATTGTATCAAATCAATAAATTTGTATTCAATGTCTTTAATTAGTAACCCATAACAATATTCAGTAAAATTATAAAAATCATCTTCAAATATGTCTCTACGTTCAGTCTTTTTAAAAGTCCAAAAAATATTTTCTGATAATTTTTTATCAATGAAGTCTGCGTTTGGGTTTATTGTCTTAACTATATCCCAACCCACAATTAAAGTAGGTAAACCATCAATGGTGTCATCCAATGAGTTAACTACTTTAAAGTACTTATCAACATTAATATTACTATGTGTTACTATATTTCCAACAAACATATTGCAAATATAGTAAAAAAATTAAATAAAAACATAATTAAACATATTGCACTTTTTCATTATTAGGTAATAAGAATAATCTAGCTTCTTGTATTCTTCTCTTTCTTAAACCATCCATATAACCATCTTTTTTACCACTTACTGGTCCATCTAATATACCTTGTGCTGCTTCTTTAAAATCACCACTTGCAATACCATCTTTAATTTTTTTACCATATGGTTGAGAAAATATAGCTGGCCCAGTATTATATGTTAAACTAAGTAATGCAGCTCTTTGATATTTATTTAACTTCTTCCAATTACTAGTTCCTAAATTCTTTTCAAGTGGTGGAGCAAATGAATTTTTAATTTGATATACTAGTGTATCTTTTGCTATTTTTTCAGTAAATACTGTACTTCCATTAACTGTTTTTAATGAACCGTTTACTAATATTTTATCAGTTCCAAAACCAGCCCTTAAATTTCCTTGGTCATCTTTAGGGCAGCATGAAAATGTTTCACTTCTGGCGATATAATTTGAGGAAACAGAAACCCAATCATCTTCATAATTAGTTATATTTATACCAGCATAATTACCATTTGTTATTATTCTTTTGAATTTTACATCAAAACCAGGTTGTAATTTTTCAACTTTCATTTGTTTTCTAGCTTCAATCTCACTTGTTGAACGGCTACCGTTAGTGTCAGCAGGATTAGCTTGTGTTGCTGGTCTAGTGTTTTGACCTAATTCACTTTCAACAACAACCCTAACTGGTGATAAAAATTCAATATGTAAGTGACTATCATGGTTATCATAACTAACCATTAAATTTTTACCATATTTTTTATTAATAATATCTTGTAACCCAGTATCATTAAATAATATATTTTTAATACTTCTTTGGTCCTTAACTGTATCACCAGCTTTTGCTGTTTTAGTTTCACCTTTTAGATTGATATATTTTATAGTTTCTTTATAATCATTAGGTATTGTATATTTTCTGTAAGGTGTATCAAATAAATAAGTTAACCATTGTAATGTGTATTCTCTATTGTAACCACCAGCTTTTGGTATTTGTCTTACTTGACTATATCCAGCTTTACTATCTTTTGATTGATAAATATCCATAGTCAACCCTTTTTGGTGACTTTTATGTGGCTTTAATGGTCCACCCCATAATCTAGATAAATCATTATAAAATATTGTATCTGGTGCATTAGCTTTACCTTTATTTGCATTATAGAAAGTAAGACCCATTAATTGTAAAACTTCAATAACTTCCCTAACTGCATAGCTATTACCTTGTGCAACATTTTTTAATCCAGCAAATTGTTTATTAGTATTAGTTAAACCTAAAGTATCTTTACCAGTAGGTATTTTACCATCATTTGTTAACCAATAGAATTGTAAATTTGTATCAATAAATTTAGATTCTGGTTTTGAATTAGGGTCACCAGCGGCACTACCACTTCTAATAGTTGCAGTACCTCCTCCGTTAGTATTACCACCAACTAAATTCATATACATAGTTGCTTTATCAATTAAAGGTGTTTTTGATTTTTTAACTCTATTACCTTTAATTGTTGTTGTCATTGAGTGTGGTTTAATTGAATGGTTTACTTTATAAATTAAATAAGCACCTCTAAACATTGGTATATTGTTTAATTGGAAATACATCATAGGTTGAATCATGGCTGAACCCATCATTTCAATTTCAGCACTATATGACCTAGTTTGGTAAACATTAAATAAGTTATTACCAGCATATGTTGGTTTACTTTTATCACCATTTTGTGATATATCTTCAATGATTTGTAATGATTCCATTGTTTCTGTAAATTCCCTTTGGTCAAGCCTTACACTTTTGAAATAATTTTGATTTTGTTGTCCGTAATTTACGGCAAAAACTGGTACATTAAATTCACCCACGCCAACTTCTTTTCCAAAGTCTTCTTTTTCATCAATCAAATCAAGTCCAGCACCAGATTCATCCATACTTATTGATAACCCATCATCTGGATATACTGAATCTGGACCCAAATCTAAACTAGTTGATGATTGACCAACAAATACACAAACAAATGATGGTCCAGTACCACTAAAACCAACCTCATCATTATATGAGTATGGTGTAAATACAGTTTTTAATTCTTCAATATTATTAAAATTAACAAATGTTGGTAATGGTATAAAATTAAAATTGTTATCTGTTAATATTTTATTTACAATATCAAAAAAACTATCATTGTAATGATGTTTAATCATATCAGATATTGCATTAATATTTAAATAAAATTTATCACCAATATCCCAAAATGCCCTATCAACAAATCTAAATGTATCGATAAGTTCAGCAGTTGTTGCACCACTTCTATACTTAGCACCTAACGCAACATCTTTTGGATTTTTATTAGAACCAGAACATTGACTAAAAATTGAATTATCATCTGTTCCATTAATCCATTTATCGTTGATTGATGATAAAGTTCTATATATTAATAAATTAATAGTTTTATCATCACTTGTTCCAAATATTTCTTGTTCAGCTTGGTCATCTTCTGTTTTTTCACTACTAGGTTCTGTACTATTTAATCTAGTGAAAAATGTTTCCATAAAATCCCTTAATAAATAACCAGTCGCTTCTATTGAATCGTGATAAACTGAAACATCTGCGTTACCAACTGCTTTTGATACTAATGTACTTGGTACACAATTTTGTATGTAAACAGTTTCAGTTAATAAACCAACTATATTATCCATTACTTCAGTATCAGGTCTTAATTCTAAATTAAATTGGAAATTACCATTTGATTCTGCAACATCTTTTTCATTAAATTCTGCTGTAGTAACCATATTATAATTTTTTAATATATTTGGGTTATCGTTTAAATATTTTGTAATCTTAGAGGTGTTTATATCTCCTGATGCGTCAATAGCTTGCTTAATTAATTTCCATTTATTTTCATATTTTATAATACTCTTATCCTCATTTGATTTATCACTATCTTTACCGTACCAAATTTCTAATTCTTTTTGAAAGTATTTAAATCCAGAAACTTCATCTTTAACCCAATTTTCAAAATATTCAATTAAATAATCTTTAATATCAGATGGTAACCCCAATAATGTTCTATCGATAGGTGTGTAACAATTATTTTGTGTGTATTCTTCATAAGAGTTACTATTAAAATACATACCCCAAGGTTCAAAATTATTTTCAGAATAATATAAATATTCTCTTATTGTTGGTTTTCTACCCCCATATCTTGGTATTAAATTACTAAATGTATTGGTATTACTACCAGAATTACCAAAAACCAATGGGTCATCACCTTCTGAGTATCCGTATTGGTTTCTCCAGAGAATACCACCAATAAATAATATCCAACCTTTTGGTACATTAACGAATGCACCGTTTATTTTAAACATTGATTTTATTGATAGTATTTGTGTTAAACCATATGGGTCACTTTCTGAAAATCCAGCTTCTTTTCTAGTATCAAACATTGCAAATTCAGATGAATCATCACCAGGTGTGATAACACCTTGCCATGGAAATGTATGTAAAAATAATAATGCTTTTACTCTAGTACTCCATTGAGCATTATAAAATTTACTACCAAATAAAGAAAAAGTTAAACTTTCAGCAAACCCAAATTCAATAAATGGTACATATGGTTTAGATTCACCAGCTAAAAATTTATCAATTAAATATTTTTGTTTACCAAAGTTTTCAAAGGTCCTACTATTATTCTTTTCCCCATAAACACTTAATACTGTGTCATATTTTTGTATTTTAAAAGTTTTATCTTCTTCACTTGGCATTCTATCAGTATAGTATTCTTTTTTAGTATTTTTATTACATAAATAAGACCCAAATGGGTATTTTGTTTTTTGTATATTTTGACTATAAAATGCTGATATTGATGATGAAATATTTTGCTTATCTATTGATGACCCTTCACCAACCCATTTTTCATATTCCGATGCACCAAATTTAGTATAATCTAAATTATTTATCTCTAAAGCTGCATAATTACCACCCAAAGGATTTAATACACCTAAAACTACATTACTATTATCTGGTTTTAATATATATGCATTTTTAAAAGTTGATGGTTCGATTGTTTTTTCGGCAAACTTTGTTTTATATTTCTCAACTATATCAGTACCAAAACTTGGTGCCATAACTTTAGCTGTATATGTGTTTTTATCAATTATTTTAAATAAGTAAGAACCGTCTGATTTTGATTTTAATTTATTTGCACCATTTCTACCACCACTAAATTCCCATAAATTTTTAGGTTTGCTCACATATATTGTATCTGGTGATAATTTTTTTATAGATTCTTCAGACTTTAATTTTTTACCACTATAAAATACAGAACCATCATAGTTTTTATTTACTGGTATATATGACCTATTATCATCTTTATCTCTAATATACGTATACTTATAGTATATAGTATCTACTCCATTTATTTTTCTAGTATTTTTTACCATTATTGGTTTTTTCTTACCTTCATCAACACCTGGATTTTTAATTGTATCTTTACCTTCTAGTCCATTATTATTAAATACGTGACTAGTTTGTTTAACTGGGTCTGTATTACCCCCTAGATTTTGTAACTCTTTTATTATATTTAAACCATTTTCAGTCTTTTTAGCTGCTTCATATAAATTTGCTGCTTCTAATTCACCATAAATTTTTACTAAATCAGGTTCAATTTTTGAATTATATGATGATGTACCTAATAATAAAAAACCTCTCATTAATAATAATCTAAGTACCTCATCTGATTTACCAGTTTCACATGCTGCAATGTATGGATTTTGTTCCATACCAGACGGTGGTGTATCAACAACTGATACTGGAAACCAAGGGTCTTTTATTTGTTCTGGTCCTGAATCAATATCCGCACCTTGTTCAGCTTGTTCAGCATCCAATTCTTTATCAAACTTAGCGACATTTAACAATTCTTTATGTAGTTCCTCAGTAAATACTACTTCTTGAATATTCATTGGTATAATCCCAGGTGCTGAACCTAACCAAGTTTCTACATACCCTTCAGTACCTTTTTTCTGTCTGTATTCTGGCCAAGGGAATATATTATTATTTTTAATTTCTTTTTCTTTAACGTTTATTTTACCAGAAATCTTATTAAACTCAACAGCTCTTTTACCATCTTTATCTGTTTGAGCTTCAACTGAAACCTCTCTTAATACTTCTAAAAATATTTCACAGTTTACTGATAATACTCTAAATATATTTCTAATGGTTGGTTCAAAACCAATTGTTTCCTCTGCTTGATTCGATGCTTCTTCAGTTATTCTTTGAACCTTATCATCTCTATCTTTTTTTAAAATAGCTGATTTTTCATCGATATGGTAATAAGGTCTAAGAAAACTATATATATTCATAGTGGTGTTATCACTAAGTGGTGTTGTAATTGCTGCTCTAATTTCTTTTAATAAAATAGTTATTTTTTTTCTATCTTCTTCATTATCTGAATAACTTGCAAGTTGGTTACCTTTAGATTTTTGTATAATAACTGGTATACAGTCATTAACATCTTCATTACTTATTTCACTATATTTTACATCTTTAATAATAACAATTGAGGTTAATGTGTCTTCACTTAATTTTAATTTTTCATCCCCTATATTAGGGTTTATTTTTATTAATGTAGTTTTAATACTTTCATTATATATTTTTATAGCATCATCAGCTTTTTTAATATTGTCAGCATTATTTGGTATACCAACTACACTACCAGTTGTTGACCTAAAATAATTATTTGGTGGATTTTGACCATCATATATTGTAGTACTTAAATTAGTAACTAAACCTTTAACATTGGCGATATCGTCAGATATTCCGTCATAAGTTTTTACTTGTTGTACTGAATCATCATCTTCATTTGTTTTTTGGTATGTAAAATTAAGTTCGTTTAATCTTTTTAACATATCATCAATGCTAATAATTAAATTAGAATTTTCACCATATGCATCTTGTTTTGCTTTTAATCTATCTTGACCTCTTTTTGTTCTAACTGATGCTCTAATTAAACCCATTAACATATCGGTTAATAATGCATAAGTATAACCAATAAATTCAGCTTGAATTTCAAAATTACCAGTTTCTGAATTAAATGCAGCATTCCATTTTTGCATATGTAAACAGTAATTAACTGTTTTACCATAAAAACCTTTAACTTTTAAACTAAATATTGGGTATGGTAATTCGAAGAATAAACTATATTTAGACATATTACCTTGTGATAATATTGCATTACCCCTAACATCAATAAATTTAATTTTAATCATTGGTGCATATGCAGTATTAAATTCTATATCAATACTTTCTATACCTAAACTTTCATAATCATCAAAATTTTTAGTATCACCCATATTCATAATATCTAAGGCAATAACTTCAGTATATCTAGTAGTTAATGATGGTTGTGTAGATTCTTCATTTACTTTGCTACCTTCAATAAATCTAACAGAACCAGTATTTCCAATAGTATTAATACTTTCTTTACCAGAATAAATAATACTTCTATTTTTTTTTGTTGCGGAAAAATCAACTTTAATACATAAATCCTCAGGATTAACCATTGTATTATTTGACATATTTGGGTCAACCCAAATTACTCTACCAGTACTTGCATTACCTTTATTTTTTTCTTCCTCTAAATCACCCATATAATTCTTTATATCTATTAACTTGGTTTATATATCTTTCTAATGCTGAATCAAACGGATATGGTATTCTTATAACATCACCATCTTTTATATTGAATTCCAAACCACCATATTGTGGATTTGCCAACATTATTAAAAACCCATGATATGGATTATTATAATAACTTTGACTTAATTTGTCAAGTCTAGTTTTAGTTAATTTATAAACAACATTTTTATCAGTTGTAGTAACTGGTATGTTTATGTATGGTACTGGTGTAGTTGTACCTCTAAATTTAAATTTTTCGTATCTATCAAAATATTTTGCCATTATTTTTTATTTATGTTTGATTAGGGAATGGCAATGCGTAACTTTTTAAAAACCCAGCATTGATTGATGCCCCATTTTCTTCTTGCCATGCAATTTGAATCATAGAAGGACCGTTTTTATTATCTTTTGAATTCCAAGCGTCCAAAACAAATTTAGCTTTTGTTGCGTCATCTATATAGAACTCCACTTGAAAATTAATTCTAGTTTTATTTTGGTTACCAGAAAAACTAAGTATTTGGTCTCTACCAGTACCACTTGGAGTTCCATTTTCATCATCAGAAGCATCAAATATTAAACTTCCAGCTGAATTTGGTGAAATTTTTATGTGACCAATAATAACTTTTTCTCTACCACTACCTTGTACGTAAATAAAAGCTTTATGTGATTTATTTAATTCTGGGTTTTTTACATCATTCTTGGCGTTCCAATATAGTACCATAACTAATTGAATATCTGTAGGGTCTGATTCATCAATCATATACGTTCCTTCATAACCAAAACAGTTAATTACGGCTGAATCATCAATTGTTTCAGCTGGTGTTATTGGTTGTGTAGCATCTCCAGAATTTGCATTATCGTTTTGTACAACTTGATTTACATCACGAGTTGTGTTTGGACTTAAACCTGTAATATCAGATGCGTTTGGTAATATATTGTATTGTGTTGTAATACCACTAACACCATTAACAACTTTACCACCATCTTTATTAATTTCAATTGTATCTGGTCTTGGGTCATAAACTTCAGTATTAGCATAGTAATTAAATGATACAGCATTTTGTAATCTATTAATTGGTCCTCTAAGACTTGAACCACCAATAAATGCAAAAGATAAATCAACATTACAAATCATAGGTTGAACACCAACACCTTCTGGGTTTAAATCCCAAACAAGTGGTTCAAATGTAAAGTTTAAGTTTTCAATAATAATTTTAGTATTATAAAAATCACCAATTCTTAATATACACACTGGTGGTCTACCAAATGCTAAGTTATTTGGGTTGTTGTTACCATTAGCACCTAACGTTGGACCTTGTCTCATACATTGTTGTAAGAAATTTAATCTAGCATTAAAACCTTCTGGAGTTGTTGAATGAAATGCTGGTTGAAAATATTTTATTTTTTCTTTAATTGATTTATACGCAAATGGGTCACTTAATGATAATTTTTCAAAATAATCACATTCACTATAAAATCTAGAACGTGGAATTGGTGGTGTTATAATTTTTGGTGGAGTAACAGTTTCAGGTGGTTTTTCAGTTTTAGATTCTTCTTTAGTTTTTAAATTAGGGTCAACAACAAATCTAACAGTAACATATCTATTAACCTTACAACCATATAAATCATTTTTAGATTTTAAATAATTTTTCTTTCTAGCAATTACATTAGGTGATGGACATGAACCACCACCACCTTCGGTTGCTCCTTTACCTTCAGCAACAATTGATACTCTTTCAACAAATGGTGGGTCAGTAATAATATTTTTAATTAACCAAGCTTTAACACTTTCACTTCTAAGTTTAGATAATTCATCATTTCTATTATCACCAAAAGTACCAACAGTACTAGCGTAACCAACAACTTCAACTTTACAATTTTTACATTTTGTTAATAAATAATTTTGTAAATCTTTACCATATTGTTGGTCTCTAAAACTTGGATATTTTTTATCACCAAGTTTAGTTCCAGCATATGATGCTGTTGTACCAGTTGCATTTAACCCAAAATTAGTTCTATCTGGTTCTAATCTACCAGCACTACCTTGAGTAACTCCAGCAGTTTCAGAACATTGGATTGAAGACCAAGTTTTTCTACCATTTACATTAAATTGGTAACACATTTCAGTGTAAGCTGATAATCCAAAATTAGCACCAGTTACATTATCTTTATATAAAATTGGGTCTGTTAATGGGTTTTGTAAACCATTTTCATACAATGGATACTTATCAACATCATAAACATCATTTGGAAAATACACATTAAATGATGGTGGTGGTTCTCCATATTCTAATTTTTCAACTGGTTTTTCTTGTGCATTTACCACTTCAGTTTTATTTTGTTCCTCAACAGTTATTATTTGTTTTATTTTAGTTTCTTCTAATGGTATACAACCAGCAAAGAATGATGCAACATAATCATCAAAATTGGTATTATTAATACCTTCAGCCCCACCAATAAAATTTAAATAATTTGGGTGGTCAATAATTATTTTCCAACTTAAGTTACCACTTCTTTCAGTATTGTTGTAAGTATACATTGGTTCACCTCTACCGATAAAATTATGTTTATCCCAACTTGCTGAAGTTGATTCACTAAAATTAATATCATATGGTGGAAACCACATAATTCTACCCTTGTGCCCACTTAATGAGTCACCAGGTCCAACTTCACATGGTAATAAATTAACCAAATTATCATTCCAAGCTAAATTTTCAATTGAAAACATGTATTTTTTAACTTCATCTTGTCTATCACCGTATTCATTATATGTTTTTAATGGTGATATTTTAACAAAACCATTATCATCTAAAACTGAAAATTCACCATTTCTTCTAAAAATATTATTATTACCACCATGTAATCCTCTGTTTTTTTGTAAGTCACCAACTTGAGCGTATCTATCATATGTTGTCCATGTTCTACAAAATACATTTTCAGAACCATCGTCAGTTCCATTAATAATTGCATTACTTGTCATGACACCACTACCTTTTGATGTGTAATTACCCACATTTGATACTGATGAATTAATTTGAGTTATTCCATCTTCTTTAATACCATGACCACTTATTAAAGTTCTCATTTTACCACTATTAAATAATCTTTCAGTTTTACTTAATAATGTTTTAAATCTATTTTTATCATCACTTAAACCTAAAAATAAATTAGTTGAAACACCTTCATTTGTACCAGCAAGTGTTTTACTATCTTTATTAAATTTAGAATCTTGCCACCCAAAAGCATCTTTATATAAAAACGCTCCATATTTTTGTGAATTATAATCAGTTTTTCTAAAAGAACTCTTATCCCAACCATCATCACTAATTTGTTTACTTCTTTCGTAATTACCAGATGTTATTGGACTATTTTCCTTTCCATTTAAAAAATCAATAATACCACCATTACCATCAGCTCTAGCATATAAATTTGAATTGGTACCATCACCCGTTTCTTCACCTTTTGATTTTCTACCATCTTTATAACCTGGTGCATAACCTTGTCTTAAAGAAGTACCTTGAGGGTCATTTGAAATCATTAAATTGGCTCTCATGTGGTTCATAAGTGATTGGACTTGTCCCATACCAGAATTTGCTAACATTTCATTAGCTCTCTCAATATTACCTTGACCAATATATTCTAATTTATTTCCAAAAGTAAAAATACTTGAAGATTGTTCTAATAAACTAACTGGTGATTGAGCACCTAATACGTTTGCAGCAAAATTAAGAATTTTACCAACTTTACCTTTAGGTACTGTAATACTATAATTTAAACTAACTAAAGGTTTACCTTGAAGTAATGTTAATGGGTTTAAATTTAATGAACCTAATGTTTCTTGTTGTAAACCAAATGAAGCATTATAACCAATATGGGTTAACAATTGTTGACCACCAATATTACCTAACGGAGTGTCATTTATAACACCAGTAGCACCTAATGTTCTTCCTAACAATGTTGACCTAATATCTTCATTAGCAATTAAACTACCATTGGTAACATTTAAACCAACACCTTGACCACTTACTAAACCAGCTAAAACATCAACCGCTTGTTTTCCAGGACCACCAATAGATAAATTATTATTTTCATCAATATAAGAAGTTAAATTTTGAAAAGTTGGTACTGGTTGGGTATTTAAATTAATTACACTTTGTTTTGGTATATCAACATATGCATTTTTGGTTGTTAAACCTTGTCTAATTGAATTACTATTTGTTAAAACACCATTAGATAAAAATTGACCATTTAATAATTCGTTTGAGTTAGCATATGGACCTTGATTACCTATTGTACTATTTGTTGATTGATTTAATATAATCTCAACTTGATTATAATCATCATCATTACCTTGATATGTATTTAAAATTGTATTTAATTCTTGATATATAGTACCAGTATCGTTTATACTATTTGACGGTTGAACCGCATTTGGTAATGTTTCAGTAGGTGCTGGATATCCAATACTACCTAATAATGATTGTAAACCATTATCAACTACCGTATCGGTAACTAAATTCTTTAATAATAAATAATCCCTAAATGTTGGTGACAGTGAATTTATTGAATTCGACATAGTGTTAATTCTTTATATATAAATACTATGTTACTTAAAATTTTGAAAAAATAAATGATTTTTAAATAATATATATTATTTAATAATTATATTAATTAATATATTATTATTATACTATATTTAATTATTAATATATTATAATATTATATTTAATATATTATTATTAATTTTATAATTATTATATATAAATAATAGTAAATTTATTTTTGTTCGACAACAAAAAAATGAATTTTAACAAAAAATTAACAAATTTTATTTACCCGACCTTTTGGTACCACTTCCAGATAATTTACCACCGCCAGCGGCCATTGCAATTTCTTTATTTATAGCTTCATTAATTCTTCTAATAAACTCAGGGGCATTCGCCAATTGAGAACCTAATTTTTCATTTCCAGGTATATTAACATCAATTGTAATTTTTAAATCTTCAAATTTATGTGTCATTTCACCTGGTGCAGATGAATTATTTTTAGATAATTCTTGTGCTAATTTAGCATTACCATTAACACTTGTACCAGCTATTTGAATACCATCATTAACCTTTAAGAATTTATCTTGTGGATGATACATTATTGAATCTTTTGATTCATATAATGAACTACTTGAATCGTACCCACCCATATTTTGTTTAGCTTTAGTATAATATTCATCGTAAGTACCAACACCAGCACCAACTAAACCACCAATAGCCGCTCCCCAAGGACCAAACATCGCACCCATACCAGCATATTGCGCAGCTGTACCACCAATACCTAACATTTTACCACTAGTACTTTCAGGGTCGTCCATTTGACTTCTACCGTATTGCATACCAGTACCAAGCATACCTAAACCTAAACCAAGGCCCATTGAACCCATTGTACCAGCAGCAAATTTACCACCAGCAACATTACCACCTAACATTTTTTGCATACCACTCATTTTTGCACCTGGTAATGCTGGACCTATTTGACCACCAGGTACACCAAAACCTTTACCACCGCCACCACCTGGCATACCACCACCCATTCCACCACCACCCATTCCACCACCACCCATCATAAATCCTTTAGCTAATAAATAACCATTTGAAATCCAAGTAGCAGCTTTACCAGCAAGTGCCAATGTTAACCCAGCTATTACAGTACCTTTTGGACCTAAAAAGTCCATAAGATTAAGAATCCATTTACCTAAAACTGTAACCACTTCGGCGGCACCTTTAACAAAATCTCTCAATGTTTTAAAGAACCCTTCTTGACTCCATTTTTTAACCATATCTTGAATTGGAACACCTAAACCTTTTTGTAATTCTTGAGCAAAAGGTAATAATTGTTGTTTAAACATTAAAATTAAATCTTGTAATGTTTCATCAAATGTTCTAGCAGCTTCAGCTCTTTCATCTAGTGTTTTTTTCTGACCTTCAATCATATCCATATCGGTTTGTCTCAAGTCTTTCAATAACTTATCTTGACCATCAATATTAATAACCCAACCACCTTTTTTTTCATCAAATTTAGCCATACTAGAAATTAAATCAGTATCTTCTTCACTAAACATACCAGTTTTAAGTTTAGTCTTAACTGATTCAACTCTAGCTTGAGCTTCAGCCATTTCTTGTAGTTTTTCAACTGATAAACCAGTAATTGTAGATAATTCACGCATTCTATCAAGAGCAAGACCACCATTAAGTGAAAATTCACCAGTTTTTTCATTAAACGTTCCAAATTCAGCAGAAGCTTTACCAATATTTTTAGCAAATTTCTCTGGGTCATTTCTAGCTTGAAACATTAATTGCATTGGGTCACCCAATGCAGCAAATTTACCACCCATTGTTGTTAGTTGAGCAGCCATTTCAATAGCACCTTCTGGTCTGAAAACCTTTTCAGCCATACCAGCAATACCCTCCATGTCTAATCTAAGCTTAGTAGCCTCAACTGAAAACTTAGCCAACCCAGCAATACCACCTTTAAAATTAAATCTTTGTGCTAATTTTAAATTATTTTGAAATGATTTGATAGCTGCGGCACCATTTACGCCCATTTTAGCAGCTTTATTCATTGTATTTTCAACAATAGTACCCGATTTTTCAGCTGAAATGTTAAATTTATCCATTCCACTAGCCATTTCAACAGCAAACTCTTTACCTAACCCAGTACCTTCAGCCATACGAGCCATAGCTTTATAACCATCTTCAGTCAGCAATACTGACCTACCAATAGCTTCACTATAACCACGTTGCATTATTGCTAAATCTTTAACACCAACACCCCACATTGTTGTAGTCTCTGCGGCATTCTGTATGCTTTTATTTACAGAATTAAATTGTTTTTCACCACCAGCCATGCTACGAACAGCATTACGGATTTCTTTGTCCATTTCAAATACACCAGTAGCCTTAAGCATACCGAAACCTTTAGAAATTAATTTAGGTGTTTTAGCTAAGAACCCAACAGTTGAACCTAAAGCAGCACTCATTAAATTGGCTTGTTTAGCTGATTCAACTAGAGCTTCATTTTGTCTTTGAAGTAAACCTAATTCTTTTTCAGTTAAATCAACACTTAGTTTTTTTGCGGCTAATATTTTCTTTAACTCTTTTTGTTTTTCTTTAAGAGCTTTAATTTCATCAGCATCACCATCAGCAATTGCTTTCTTAAGTTTTTCAGTATTTTTTAATAAATCTTGTTCAGCTTTAACTTGTTCTTCTTTTAATTGAGCAACTTTTTGCTCAATAAATTGAATATTTTTTTGTAATTCCTTAATTTTTTTAACAGATTCTAAATAGCCACCAATACTACTGTTCATCTTTTCCTGAAGTTCAGCAGATTCTTTTTGAAGCCTTTTCCATTCTTCAAACTTTTCCTTATCAAATTCGTATTTTGCCATAATTAGTAAGCGTCAGTAACTCTTATCGTTCTATTCTCACGATATTCATCTTCAGTGTTATAATCTATTATTAAAGTTGCTCTAAACTCATTTCTAGTATCACCATAAATTGTGTTTATTTTAAACATAAATCCACTCCCATAAAGGAAAACTGTAATACCCCCATTTACATTTGTTCTTTTTTTAGCTTTAACTTTGTATTTTTTAGTAATATCTAAAGTTATATCATCTCTAGTAAATGTTTTATCAAGTAACTGTATAAAATATTCTTCATTATTTTTGAAAAAATCAACAACCAAGTCTTTTTCTTTTTTATCTCCACGAGCATTATCGTAGAAATTAAATTTCTTTAATATATCTTTAGCGGCCAATATACCTTTTGGTTTACCACCAACAAGTTTTTTCCAAAAACCTGGTTTAGATAAGAACGCCGCTTTAAATGTTGGATTACTTAAAACCATACTAGTTATATCTTCAGGTGTCATATCATCTATTTCCTCATCAGACATATCCTCAATATGTGGTTCATCAGTAGGTTCCTCTTTCTTATCTTCTTTTTTATTAGATGATGAAACCAAATCAATATCAATAATGTTTTTTATTAATATTTTTTTATAAGCTCTATTATTATCATCACCTTGAACAGAAATAATTTTTTTGAATGTTATATTATAAACCGATTCAACATTTTCTTCATCAGTAAGTGATGATACCATTTGTTGAACTGAATTTGAATTAACATCAAGCATTAATTCAGCATTAATTAACTCATCATATGCTTTTGCTGGACCTTTAGCGTCAGAATATTCAAAGAATAAACTATCGTTTTTGTTATCAATTAAATTTAAATCTATTATACCACCATTTGATAATGTTAATCTATATACATTACCAGTTTTTAAACCTTTTAATTCATCTAAAAATGGGTTAATATCATTTACTTTTACATAATCTTTAAATTTTTCATCTTCAGCATCTGGTTTTTCAATATCAATATCATCACCAGCCATACTAAGTTTTGAAATATTTTTAAATGTTGATTTTTTCCAAGAGCTAGTTGGGAATGTTTTTAATATTTCAGCTAATTTAATAGAATCTTTTTTCTCATTTTTTAAATTATCTGGTAAATTTTTAGGAACATTAATTGTTTTAAATGTTAAATCATTTTTTGATAAATCAGAAACTGTTATAAAAAAATAATTATTTTTATAAACACCACTATCTAGGTTTTTTAAATATACTTGACCACTATCATTAAATATTACTTCAAATGTAAGCTTACCACCCTTATCATCAGTATATTCTAATTTATCACCCGCCTTAAGTTTCTTTATAGCATCTTGATATTTTTCTTCAGTTATAAGACCTTCAGATATCAAAAATCGCCATTCATTAATTATTATCTTCATTATTAAAAATAGTTACTATTAATAAATATCTGAACCAAAGAAAAATACCCAACTTATTTATTCGTTGGGTATTTCTCCTGATTTCATTTTAGCTTTTAATTGGTCACCAGTTACTCTAGTTGTTCTACTACCTTTGGCACCTTTATTATTTATAGCTTCTTTTTGTTCTTCTATTGCTTCAGTTTTTTTCTGATTTTCATTAAGTAAATGTGATAAATATTGTCTTCTTTCATATACTGACATATTCATAACATCACTGTAAGTGAACCCTATATGTTTTACACAATAATAAATTTCTTCTAACAGATAAGTTTTATAGCTCAAAGTCAGGCCAAAAAAACTTGAGTGTAAAGGGAAGAAATCGAGTAACGGACCCTCCCCCTGGAGTCCCGAACGTAATGTTCATATCAATTCCACAATTTATATCAGCCATATACGCTTTTAATTTTTTACTATCCATTATTCTCATATTTTCGATAAAATCAGAAATATAACTTTTTTCTCTAATACCATCAATATCAACAATTTGAGATTCAAGTAATAATGTTGCTTCAGTATTAATTAAATTATTTTCTTCTTTTAAAAACTGTGCTAATTTTTCAAGCTCATCAATCTCACCAATTGTTAATAATTTAAATTTAACAGTTGATTTTGAAACTGGTAACGTAAATGAAAATAAACCATCAGCATCTGGTTCAACTGGTAATTGTTTAACTTTTAATTTAGTTAAATCAACTTCAGTATCAAATGGTTTATCATTTTCATCTAAAATTGTTACTGGATACATTTCACCATAACCAGTAGCTCTAAGCCAAATCATAATAGCATCTCTATCACCAGGTAATAAATCTTTATATCTCAATTCTGGCTCTAATACTTTTCTACTTAGTAATATCTCTAAGAAATCACCACTTTCTAATAAATTTGGTGATGTTAAAATATTCTCATCAGCGGCAGTTAAAAAAGATACTTTAACTCTACTTTTTTTATTTTTATATAATTTACCTTCACTTGGTAAAGGGATTATATCATAAGGTTGATTCATTTGAGGTTGACTCAATTCTGAAATAGCTAAGCTATTATCAACCCTTACTTCTTTTTTTAAATTTTCCATAGGACTTTTCATTACATGTGGTTGAACAACTGTTTTAGGATTTAATGCAGCTCCAGCAACATCTTGGTTAATTAATTCTTCTTCTTTTAACTTTTCAGAATTTCTTAGCGCTTCTTCTCTTAATCTCAATTGTTCTTGAGTTCTTCTAGCCATTTCAGCAGCAGCTGAAGCTTCACCTCCTGAAACTTGACCAGATGTTATTGTTTGTTCTTGTTCTTGTGCAATTTCTGCACCAGTTTGATTTGCAGCAGCAATTTGTTCTGCCGTTGGGAAAACTTTTGGTTTATCGCTCATAATTAAAACTTATTTACTATTATTTATAACTTCAAAAATAAATATAGTTTAATAAGTTTTTTTGTAAATAATATAAAAATAAAAAACCACTCTCTCAAGTGGTTTTCTGTTATTTATTATAACTTAGCATTTCTATTACTTTCTCTTCTGAGTCAGCATCAGTTAATTTAATACCTTTGTACTCATCAATATAATAACCTTGTGTTGGGTCATATGTTATCCAAAGATTAGTATCACTCCAATCATTTTCACCTTTAGGTTTTGTAAATATCAAATCATAATTACCATAATTATTTTTATATTTTATATCAAAAAAAGTATATGTTCCGTTAGTTGTTTCAATTGTTTGTCCAGCGTAAATTTTTTTAAATTCATTTTCAAATCCTTCCTTATCTTTAATATTTTGTTTTTCGTCAGATTCACCCTTTTCTTTATTACCTAAATAAGTTGTCCATGGATAGTTACCAGTATTTTGTAAATTACTTCTATATGTGTTTAAATCACCTTCTTCAACACCTTCATTTTGTTGGGGCATAAATTTAATATCACCACCTTCAGCTTTACGTCTTATAAATTTAACAACTTCATCAGCAGTTCTAAATTCACAATCAACACATTGAGTATATAATATATTGTTAACATAAAACTTACCAGTAATATTATTTCTAACTTTATAAAGTTTAGAATTTAAATCATAAGTTATTTCTAAATCTAAACCCATAACTTTTAAAGCACTAAAATTAATTGTATAATTTGGTTTTAAGTCTTCAACTTGTCTTTTAACCATAGCTAATTCATTTTTACCATCTACATGACCGATATCACCAAGATAACCACCACCAATTGGGTCTTCATTTACTGGTGTGTGGAACGATTCACTTAATAAACCTTTTGATTCTAAAAATCTTTGTTCAGCTAATAAATTAACTTTTTTAATATTTTGTTTTTTATCACGTTTTCTCATTTGAATTTTATTATAAATATTTGATTAAAATAAAAAAACCTATATTTCTATAGGTTTTCTTTTAATTGTTTAATTAATTCATGATTTTTATTAACCACTTTATTTCTTTTAGTTAGGTTCTTCCTATTTCTTTTAGGTTTACCTTCTTTTTTAGCCTTTGCCATGATAAATAAAAACTAAAACAAAAGTATTGCTCGGTCAAAACGCATATCAGCAGTTATATCTGCAATACCATCATCATCCATAGATAAGTCACCAAAGTTAACATTAGTCAACATCGTCCCTTGTAATTGCCATTTTTCAATAACAACACCAGTTGGGTCAAGCATTTCTAATTCAACATCTTTTTTATAACCAGCAGCGTAACCCTGTCTACCCGTAATAGATTCTGATTGTAAACGAACCCATTCCATAATAGCTTGTGAAGCAGATGGACCAATTGGGTCTCTAAAAGTTACACTAATAGATTCCCAAGTAAATCTACCGATTACCCAAGTAGATGTATTTAAGAAGGGAATTTCAACTTCATTCTGTGTAATTGATGGTCTTGATGCAGACGCTAACCACCATTCTTGTATACCCAAATCAGCTGGAAATCTTAAAAGCCATCTATTCTTCTTTTTTGGCTCATAAGGTACGGGCATTTTCATTAATAAATCAGCCATGTTCTTTTATTTTTTAATTTTTTTTTGTTATCTTTTATTATAAATATTGGTAATTCTAATTTTTTTTAAAAAAGGGATTAATTAATAACCCCTTTTTAATATTTTTATTAGATATCATCAAATGAAGCACCAGTTGGCACAATGTTGAACTCAACACAAATAAACTCTAAAGCTCTAGTTGGTTTTAAGAATATTCTACCACATAACTCATTTCTATCGATTGATTCTGGAGTTACATCAAGAACTACTCTAAAGTCTGTTAAACCTCTTTCACTTCTAATGTTATCTAAGATTGGGTTAACCAAACTTAAGAATTGGTTTCTTACGATATCATCATTTTGTTCAAATAATAATCTAATCGCAACAGCAGAAATAAGTTTTCTAGCTTGTAATAACAATCTTCTAACATTAATTCTGTCAAGAGCACTTTCTTTAACTTGTAATGTTTTGTTACCCCAAATTTTAATACCTTCAGATGCAAACGTTGCAATTGGGTTAACTCTATTTTCGTATAATACGTCTCTTTCACCTAATGTTAATTTAACTCTTGCTTTGATAGCATCAACATCACCTCTTTGAACACCAGCTACAGCGAACCAAGGGAATGCGATATTATCAGTTAATGCAATGTTTCTAACAACATCTCTTGTTGGTGGAACATAAATATATACATTATTCTCAGCATCATTAATTTGAATCCAAGGCCAGTATGTACAAGTGTAATTACTATCAAATTCCCCATATAATTGGTCAGTTACGTCTTCAACAGTTAATACATCACCAGCAACATCTGTGTCAGGTGTAGTTACAATGTATAAAGAGTCAGCTCTATCTTGCTCAACCATTTCAATAGCTTCTTCAATTAAATTAGTATTAGTAAATGTATCAATACCTGGAGTTGCAAATACATTAATATTTGTTGCTTCTGGGTTTTTAAATGTCCAGATAGCTTCTAAGTATGCATAGTAATCAGAAGTAATTCCTGGGTCACCGTTTGATAATGTTCTATTAGTAAATGTACCATTAGTTAAACCAGCAGAACCTTTAGTACCGTTAATTAAATAAGGGTCAGTATTTGTTCTTCTAGTTCTATATGGGTCCCAACCATCAAACCCACCGAAAGGTACGAATGTAAATTTACGAGAATAAACTTTTTCATAATCAGTTCCAGCTAAATCAAAATCATTTTGGAATGAACAACATCCAGTTTCAAATTTGTAAACTGGGCTATATGTACCACCAGTTGGGTTAATAACAATCTGAACATTATCAATTGTTGCAGCACTAGCATTAACATCCATATGGAAACCATAAGTCATACCAGTCCAAATATCAGTTGTTGTACTATCTGGAGCACCTTTGTAGTCAAAGAAATCTTGGTCGATACCTAATGTATCAGTTAAACCTAAATAATATTTACGTTTATTTTCAAATGCACCGTATGTTCTTTTATACTCAATAGTTGGAGCTTGAACAGTTGTATTATTGTTTTCAGTATAATCAATTTGTGGGTAACCAATAAATCCAGCTGGGAAAGCATCTGAAGTATTAGATTCAGTTTCCATCTCAACTAAAATATAGTTTGACATTGAAGCAAATTCACCATCTAATGTACCAATTCTTTTAGCTATGTAACTATTTGAAGATGGATTCATTGAACATCTAGTATAAGCTTCTAAAATATTTGGTCTAGCATCAGTATCATAATAACTTCTAACTATTAAATCAAATTCTTTAGCATCTGGTTGGATGTTTCTAATTGAAATTTTAAATTGTTTATTAGCAGCATTACCATCAGAAATTGTCCAAAGTCTGAATAATCTCATTAAGTTTGTACCACGAAGTTCAGATACAACCCACGGAGTTACCGCTGGTTGAAATTCTTTTTTATAATCATCAAATGTTCTATTGTATTCAACTAAGTTTGTAATATTAATACCTAACACTTCATCATTAGTAATATAATCATTAAACATATTTTCATAGATTTCTTCAACAAACAATGCCGTCTTACCATCTTGTGGGTCTCTACCTAATACATTTGTAATATAATTTTTCTTAGTTTTATCAAATGACAACACATAACTAAATGCACCAGAAATATTTGATGACCCAGTAAGTGAGAAATCACCATAAGGGCTAAATTCAGCAGAAGTTGGTGTTGTACCAAATGTAACTTGTGTGTTTGCAGAAACTTCAAATACCAATTGTTCAGAACCATTGTATTTACCTCTAGAACGTAACAAAGCAACTACTTTATTTTCAACACCAGCATAACCAGTACCTGAATAAACAATAGTATCACCAGATGTAACACCCGTAATACCATTAGCATTAGATGTTGATGAAACTAAATAGAAGTTATCAATTTCAGCACCCTGGAATGCAGTACCAACTTTTTCAAATACCACTGGTATTGACGTAAGTGGTCCAACAGAAGAAGACGCTAAATAATCTAAATTTAAATAACCATTATCCCATAAGTCTTGAACAACTGCATCAGCAGATACAAAACTTGTAATTACACCACTAGGTGTTGCTACAAATGATATTAATGGGTCATAAGTTGAAGTAGAAACTACACCAATTGTTGCTGGGTCCAATGCAGCACTTAATGTGATACCCCAAGCTAAACCAGCATCATAACCAGAAAAACCTAATACTCTTGTTACAAATAATTGGTTTGATTGTGATAAATATGATTTTGCAATGTATGGTAATTCATACTTAGGTGCACCAGTGTCTTTAATTCTGGTAGCATTTAAACCACCAAAAAACGACCTAAATTCATCATAGTTAGAAACGAAAATAGGTTGGAAAGCTGGTCCTTGAGTTGTCTCACCAACTAACCCTAATGTTGTTACACCAACTTGACGTGTAACGAATGTTAAATCTTTTTCGGATGTATAGACACCTGGACTAACGAATACTTTATCTGACATTATTTACTTTTTTTAATTTATTATTATCTTGACTCATTTTATAATAAATATACAGTAAAAAACGAAAAAATTCTTTTTGTTGTTATACAACAAAAAATAGTATGACAAATGTATTACTTTTGTCATATTTATTATTAAACACTTTATGAAACGTAGTAAAAACCTTAAAATTACCCCAAATACACATGCAATATTAAAACAATACTGTGAAGAAAATGGATTAAAAATGTTTTCATTTGTCGAAAAGATAATAAAAGAAAAATGTATAAAACCAAAAGATTTATATGGTGAATAAAAAAAGCTGGATATTTCCAGCTTCTTTTAATTTATATTTTTAATTATAATTGGTTGTAATATTAATTGTACTTATAATTATTTATTTTTAGCTTCTAAAGCTTCAACTTTAGCAGATAAATCTTGTATAGCTTTAACAAGAATTGGAATAAGTTTTCCATAACTAGCCTCTAATTTTTCAGGATTTTCTTCGTAAACTAATTTAAGTGTATCTGATAAGTTAGCATCTTCTTGAGATTTCTTTAAGTCCTGTGCAATAAACCCAAAATCTTTAATGTTGTGTTTACCATTTTTATTTCTGTCATTCCATACAAATTCAACTGGTTTCAATCCTTTAACAAAATCAAGACCAGCTGATAGTTTAACAACTTCTTTTTTATCTCTAGCATCAGATAATGATGTAATGCTTGTTACAGCACAACGAAGTACATTATTTAAACTATTACCTAAAGTTATTGAATTACTTGATGATGTTGATGCTGCTTGAGAATCATACCCTATAATAATATTATTATTACCAGTTTGAAGTAAACTACCAGATTGTGCACCTAAATAAGTATTAAAACTACCACTAGTTAAAGAAAAACCAGCAGATATACCGATTGCTGTATTTGTAGAACCAGTAGTTAAAGTATTTAAAGCTTGATTACCAATCGCAGTTACACCATCAAATGTTGACAAACCATTTTGACCTAATGCAGCATCTTTACCAAGAACAGTATTATTATCACCTACTGTATTATAATAATTTGCCTGATGACCAACAGTAGTATTATTTATACCTGAAATATTACTTCTCATAGCAAGTGCGCCAATCGCAGTATTTCTAACACCTGTATTAGCAATCATAGCTTGATTACCAATAATAGTTACACCACTACCAGTTGAATTATTTTGATTATATTCTGAACCACCATATAAAATAAATGGACCGTTCACAACATCTTTTATAACTATTTTATTAACCTCTACGTTATCACCTGATTGAGGTAATATACTATTTACATTTATTGTACTCATTTTATTTTTATTTAATTATTATTATTATACTAATGTTGTTGTTAAAGTACCACCTTCAGCTACTCTACCATTTATTTGAACTAAATCTGAAGCATTTCCAGATATAATATCTACGTTTATTGTACTCATTTTATTTTTTTTTTATTTTATATGATTGTTAATGTTGTTCCAGATGGTATTGTTACCACATGACCACCACTAATTATTAATGGTGTTGGGTATGTTACTGTAGCATTATATGGTAAAACCACATCTTGATTTATACCAGATGGTAAGGAAGTTACTGTAAACCCTAAATCATCATAAGTTAGCCCAACAACACCACCTAAATTTGAACCATTACCATAAAATGTTGTAGCTGACATTGTGTTACCACTAATACTATTTGTAAATATTGTATCACTATAAAATGTTGTAGCCGAAATTGTATCACCAGACAACCCATTTGTAAATGTTGTTGCACCAGAAACAGTACCACCAGTGAATTCAACACCACCTAAATTTGAACCATCACCATAAAAAGTTGAACCAGATAGATTACCAAATATATTTAAATCACCAGTAATTGTTTGATTAGATAATTCATTAATAATGTATTTTGTTATTGCCATGTTATTTGTTTTTATATAAATATATTTTTTTATTAAAAAAAATGATTAAATTGATTAAATATTTTTTTATATTTCACTAAACAATATATGAAGCTAATAAAGCACCCATATCATTTATATCAATAACCGCAGTACCTATTGTGTTATCAGTTGGAACACCCACACTTACAGCATTAGTTGGTGGAACTTTTAGTGTTCCTGTTAATGACCCAGTTGCATAAACTATACCGTCTCTTACATCAGCGATTACTGGTATATCAGTAGTTGAAGGGTCAACAAGTTGTTCTGTTGTATTATCTGCTTTTGTCACAGTAATAGTGGGTGCTATGTTTTTAAACTTAACAAAACCAATAACTGGTGAAGTTCCAACCGCACTAAATGTCATCGTTGAAATAGTAACAGTTGATGCAGCATCAGTTACAAATAATCCTGCTGCTGATGATGACGGTGAACCAATA